TACATTTACAGGATATAAACCTGTCGTGGTATGATCTATATACTCAACACATTGTAAAACGTTAGTTAAAAACTGTTGATTGTTTGTGTGTTCAAAGTTTGGTAGTTTAGGTACACTTGCCTCTGCTCTACCAGTTGTATCTTTTATATAATGTAAAACTGTTATTATTACAATACACACTACAAAAACTGTCATTAAAGTTCTAATTATTGTTTTCATCTATAACATCCATGTTAAATGACATTGATATACGATAGTCATTTGTTTTGTTTTCTAAGACATAGTGATCTAACCCACCTTGAAATATTAATAATAAATTTTCTTTTGGCTTGATACTAAATCTACCTTGATTATATTTGTTATACTCTAAGTTTTCATATGAAGTAAATTCATTTTGTCTATCAGGATTTATTACAACTAAATTACCAGAGTCACCCTCAGGTACTTTTATATAATATACACCTACAAAATCATGTTGACAGTGACTATGTACAAGGTTATAATCGCCTTTTCTATTAACGTTTAACCAACCCTTACTAGGTCTTATCACATTACTTCTAAAATCATATGTGTCATTTAGTTCTTTAAATATAGAATCAATATTATCATTTACAAATTTTTGATATGCTTCGTTCTCTTTACCAAAAGGTTGTGTTTGAAACCCACCTTGATTACTTACAATATTACCAGCACTCTCTTTTTCAAGTTTTAATGCTAAATCGTGTAATTCTTTTTTTTGACTCTCTACGTCAAATGTGAATAGTGGTATACTGAATAAATCTGTCTTCACTTTTTCCTCGCAATATAGTCGTAACCCACCCAAACTTTGCCCTCAAAGTCAGTAAATGTTTCTAATTTTTTTTGAAAGAAATCTAATTGGGGTTTTAACTTTTCTACTTTTTGAAATATTACCTCTGCTTGTTTATCAGTATAATTGTCGTGTATATCTTGTACCCAATTACCTGTATAATATACTTTACTTTTGCCAGTAATGTTAGATGGTTTTATAAGTTCACCTAATTGTAATATTGCTTCGCCTACCCTACTTTTGATGTAAGGATCTAATTCTTTTACTTGTCTTCTCGCCATAATGTATTCTCACTTTCATTTATATATTCAACCCTATTTGTCTCATAGGTTTTTTAAAACTATAAAACGTTTCATTGTGATTACCTGTATCTCCGATATTTGCCATTTGATACAGATGAATCATTTCATGCCCTAACGTGTCCACAAAATCTTGTTTAGTAATATAAGAAGGTAACATTTCTAACCAATATTGTCTTGTACCTTTTCTCTTCCATTCCCATGCCACAACTTGTCCCATACATTTAACTTCTTTATCTCTAATTTGTTTAATTAGTATTTCGTTAAAGGGCGATAATAGATTATCAAATACTGCCTCATTAATAATTTTAAAATATTTCTTAATGTCAGTATAAGTTGTTTTGTATTTTCTATTCACAGATAATTCGGCTTTCAATTTAGCCTTGATCTTAGCCTGTTTTTTTCTTTTTTGTGACACGAACTGTTTTTCTCCCCTAAAATCATTCTTTACATTCCTTACCTTGAATTTCAGAACCTTTTAATAGTTGACACTTATACTCTTCATCTATCTTTAGTCTCATTTCTGCCATAACTCCGTCTATGATACTCGGTAAATATACCTGTATGATAGATAAAGTTTCTAAAGCAAACTTATGACCTAGTTTATCTAGTTCAGACTTCATTAGTGCTTCAGTATCAACGTTAGTACCGTTTAATTTTGTTTGTAAAATGTGTGCTATCACAGCAGCATTGTACTCATTGGTATTTGCCTTAACTGAATTTGAAAACGCAGTTAAACCAAACCATAAAACGGCTAATAGTAATATAACTTTTTTCATAATATAACTCTCACTTTCTATATTATTTATAATAACACATTATAATAAAATAGTCAAGCGAAAAATGCTCAGTAAATGTAGGGAAAAGGGGGTAAAAGGGGTGCGACATGTAGTACACCCCTAATGTTCTATTTTTGTTCTGGTCTTAGAAACGAATCGTTCCAACCAAATGCTTCTTTTACAACTGCCTCGGTAAGACCTTTGTATTCTTTATTAACAGTTTTATCTTTAATGTTAATTAAAAGTTTTGCTTCTGTTTCGTGTAAACCTTCTAAAGTTTGTATAAACAAAGTTTCTTTTCTAACTTTAGATAGTTCGCCATCACCACCTTTTATAAAATGAAAAAGTTTACTAGCTTGATCCTCTAGGTAAGTGTGTTCAGTACCTACAGGTGCTTCGTTAGCCATAAATGGTGGTGTACCCTTAGGTATATCCCACTCTATTTTAGGATCAAAAGCAGCTTTTAACAGCATTCTCATTTTTTTAGTATCATACTGTTTTAGTATTTCAATCTTCTTAGGTTTGTCTTTGGCGTTATTAATCTTAGTAAATATTTCATGTATAGTAGTTCTCTCTTTAGTATCTGTAGCGAGAGCTTTTTCCATAGCATTTTTACTCATAAGATTAGGATTTTGTTGTATTGCCATAATTATCTCCAATATATATTGTCAAAAATCGTTAATGTTTTCAATCAATGATTTCAGTTTGTTATTAATAAAGTAATTTAACAGTTGCGACCTGTCTTTTACTTCATAATTCTTAAATGTATTTATAATGTTTTTTTCTATGTTATCTGGTATCTCAGTTAAGTCTATTAGTTTCTTATTTCTTTCATAATGTTTTCTCGTTTCACTACCTAAAGGTATGTTATCTATATTAGACCACTCTTCTAATCTTTTTTTATTAATAGGTTTTTGTCTAACGCCATCTTGTAAAAATATATCATCAGGACTTAATATATTAGGTACACCATCTGATCTATCACCCTTTATAATTTGTTCTCTTAAAAATCTAATAGGATCTTCTTGTTCACCTACAAAACCTTTTAACATTGGACTAAACTGATATACATTACCATAATGATGTAATTGTATAAAATCTTTATCACCTGAAATAATTAAATATTTGTCCTCTGTTTGTTGTTTACAAAGTATAGCAATTATATCGTCTGCTTCACACTTCTCAACATACATCATAACATAAGGAAAGTTTTCTTTTATTTCATTTTTGATTTCAGTTATTATATTAAAAATAGTATCCCAATCAAATGGACCATCTACTCTGCTTTTTCTTCTAGCATGTTTATAGTTAGGAAATATATCTCTACGCCATGGATCACCTGCGTCTGAGCATAATACCATGTTACCATACTCTTCTTTAAATTTTAAATTAAAACCTCTAAGACTATTCAGAACCATGTGTAAGATCATATCTCTATTAGGTGTAACATCTGCTTTACCTCTGGTCTGTGCCATCAGATTAGATATTAAAACTTGATTAAGGTCTACAAGTATCATACTGTATCATCACCGAAGTAATACGGATTCTTTTTTAGTTCTTGTTTATGTTTCATTTGTTCTTTTTCTTTTTTCTGATTATAATTTATAACTAAAAACCCTATAAAGAAAATAACTAAGGTCACACTACAACCTAGTATACCAAGTAATAAGCCGTGACCTGTTGTTATCATATATTTTCAATTACATTTTTAGGATTAGTCTCAATGTAAGGATCATTAATGTTATTGTCAGATAGACCTGCTTCTACAAACATCTTTTCAATAGTACAATCATTTATAATTGCTGTATATCTCCATGATCTCATTCCGAAACCTTTGTCATTCTTTTCAACAAGCATACCCATTTGTCTAGTGAATACACCAGAACCATCAGGTATCATCTTAACATTATCAATACCTAAATCTCTAGCCCAAGCATTCATTACAAAAGCGTCATTCACTGAAATACAGTAAACTTCATCAATACCCTTATCTTTAAATTGTGAATACATTTTATCATAAGTAGGTAACTCTTCACCTGAACAAGTTGGTGTAAAGGCACCAGGTAAACTAACTAACAACACTTTTTTGCCACTAAACAATTCGTGTGTGTTCATATCTTTCCAGTCGCCGCCAATAAAAGTACAACCACCTTTTTCATCTGTATCACCTATTCTAAACTTAAATGTAACACTAGGTACTTTATTATATTCTATCATATTAATTCCTTGTAAAAAGGTGGCGATTTCTCGCCACCCTTAATTTTAGATTTATGCGTCAATAGAAGCAACTGTAGCTTTTGTAGGCGCTACAACTGAAGCATTGTCGTATTTGAAAGGCGTACCGTATAACGCTTTGATACCAGCAGAGATAATAGCTCTCGTTGGTGTACCAAGTCTGTACACATGTTTACCTTTTACTTTTGAACCGTAGATCATGTAACCTTCAGCTCTTAAAGTATCAACCATAGCTCTTGGTGATTTAAGACCAAACTTTGTATTTAAAGTCTTCCAAGCGATTGATTGTCCTCTTAATAAAGCATTAAGAATTGTTTGTTTTTTTGACAAACTCTTTCTGCCTCTGTTTTCTTCAACTTTTTTTGTTAAACCAAACATAATATTCTCCTATTCCATTGGTTAATTAAAACTATTTTACAACCGGTAACGGCGATTCTCGTAAGAATTTTGTTATTCATCTAAATCGTCTCCTTCAAAGAAACCTGCTTGATCGTTTATATCTCTAATCTCATTCTTTAT